TCGTACCCTCCTTGGGTTGGAGCGCGAACTTACCCTTCTTTGGCTTGAACACCTTCGTCAAGTGCTTCTTGCCTTCCGACTTCATACGCTCAAGAGCAGCCTTGTGTGCAGCAACTGACTTGATTTGACCATCTTTGGAATCCAACATGAGATCCTTGGCGCGAAGGCCTCCTGTGGTCTTTTCAGCGGTCCCGTGGAAAACTTCAGCGCGACTTCCGAATAACTTTGACATCTTTTTATATATTAGGCTCGGAATATTTTCTTGATGTCCAAGATTGAAATCTTGTCGTTGGTTCTCTTGACTGGGATTTGGTTTTCAATTCTCTCGTCATTGAGAACCTTGGAGCACACAATAGATTTGTGACCCTGGAGGGCAAGGATCTCCTCCTCCACGGAGATAAATGTATCTGACTCCCTGTAGATGAGCTTTTTCACATACACTGCTTTAGTTTGTCCCGTTCGGTGCGCTCTACCAATAGCTTGGAGTTCTGTCGCGGGGTTCCATGAAGGACCGGTAATATAAACGCGTGTTGCCTCTTGGAGGTTGAGTCCCTGACCTCCACTTTTCACTTGAATAATAAATACCGCACCTGGTGGTGCCTTTTTAAACGCGTTGACTTGATTGTCTCTCTCCTCCTTGGGGACTGAACCATCAATCCTAAAAGTTGGACACTCCATGTTCTGTTGAATGTAGTCCATTTCACCCCTGAATTGACAGAAGACGAGGGTCTTTTCGTCCGGGTGAGACTTAATCATACGAAAGAGGGTCTCCATCTTGTTTGATCTCCCAATCCACTGCTCGGGTTGCGTCTGATTCTGTTTCGCGATCCCATCCAAGTACATTTGTGGCCAGATCATCACCTGTCGCGTTCGAAGGAGACACTCCAAAATCAACATATTCTTTGCATTGTTACTCACCGCATGCTTGAATGCGTCTTTAATTGTATCTTGGGCATCTTGGAATACAAACTCATACAATCGTCTCTCGTCGGGAAACATCTCAAGTTCCACATTCTCAAAGTGGCACGGTGGAAGTTCCAATCGTGTATTGATCTTTGCCAAGTCATCCTTGGTTCGTCGAAGGATATAGATATCTTTAATTTTGTTAGTCATGCCTTGAACGAGAGACTTTTCAATACCAAGGAATGCACAGAGAGATACAAAGTCGTTCATAGAGTTGAACACAGGTGTACCAGTAACAATCCATTTGATATCAGTTTTGAGACGACATACACTCTTGAAGAGTCTTGACGACTTGTTCCGAATTTCGTGAGCTTCATCCAAAATGATGCGATTCCAAGTATGTGTATGGATTGGTGTATCTTCGGGAGTTGAGAGGAGCGAGTAGGGCATTATAACGATGTCCGCCTCTTTGAGGTGTCTCTTTGGTCCATCAAAGATGTGGACGGAAAGTTGTGGAGCAAACTTCTTGATTTCATTCACCCATTGAGTGATAATAGATTTGGGTACGACGATGAGAGTACGTCTTTGGGGGTTACCAAGCATTGTGGAAACCATTTGTACAGTCTTACCCAGACCCATTTCGTCACATAGGAACCCACCCTTGGGACCAGATGTCTGATTTTCCATAGTAAGCATCCACAAAACACCCTCTCGCTGATAGGGTGCAAAGAGGCGTCCATTAAGACGATCCTTGGCGTGGTTATATTGTTCTTCAATCTTCATGGTAGGGATCTTCGTCAGAAAGGGCTGTAATTTCACACTTAGGTGGTTCAACTTCCTTTTTCTTGCGCGTCTTCTTCTCCTTGGGTTTAGGCAACTCGTCTAAGTGTTCTCTATAGTATAGAACCTTATCCCAAAACTCCTTCATGACTGGAAGATATGTATTCCACCATTCGCGATCCCGTTTGACATTAACAACCACAAACTCCTCTGGACGAGGCCAATTTGTCTCCGCAGGCTTGTATTGAATAAAATCTGCTTCTTCCAGATCCAAAATCTCCATACACAATTGCAATTGGGGCATGTAATGCTCTGGAACGCATGCTTCAATTTTACGAGACATCGGACACTTGATTTCTACAAGTTTCCCCGATTCAGAGACACCATCGGGTGATCCACCGAGCCAGTTATAAAGTGGGTGGGGACAGAGTCCAATTTCATGGACGACTTCGCCATGTCTCTCTTCATAGAGAATACGAGCCTCATCTTCGTATTTCTCACCGTGTCTCGTGGCTTCATTACCAAAGAACTTCTCACCGAGACCACATTTTTTAAGGAGGAGGCCTTCGGGAGTTTCATATTTATTCTTCCCGATTGCTGTAGCGGCATCTGAAGCTGTAAGCATGTTGCCACGAAGAGCAAGCCATTCTTCAGACTTTTGAGCCGCATATTCCCGTTCAATCAGAGCTTTGACGTTGGGATGCATATTAATGTATTATTGTTGGTAGTTTTTAAGTTGTTCAAAGAACGCTCGAGCTGCTAACTGTTCAGCTTGCTTCTTACTCTTTGCATGTCCTCTACCCATAAACTGCTCATTCACGTAGACATCCACGTAAAAAATGCCATCGTGGTGACTCACAATGCGGTAATCTGGGAGTGGGAGATTCATAATTTGTGTATAACGCATCATATGATCTTTAAAGTTATCATCAATCATAATGGCATTTAAATTGACATATTTGGGATTCGTATAGATTCTAAGAACGAATTCTTTCGCATGGAGCAGACCCAAGTCCATGTAGATGGCACCGACGAGAGCTTCAAAAACATCCTCGAGGATCTTTGGATTGTTATTCCACCCATTCCTCATACCCTTCTCATCCATGAGAACTAGATCGTTGAGACCCATCTTGAGAGCAATCGCAGCCAAGGTTTCGGAACGAACGAGTTTTGTACGAGCTTTTGTGAGAAATCCCTCTTGTCTCTCTTCATATCTATCAAAGAGGAACTTGGTAATGATAAAACCTAATACAGAGTCACCCATAAACTCGAGGGTTTCGAAGGATTCGGTGAATTGTTCATATTCTTTGAGGGCGGATTTGTGAGTAAAAGCTTTTTGATACAAAGATAGATTCTTGATCTTTGTACCAACAAGTTGTTCGATTTGTTCTTTGTCGACAAACATTGTTAGTGAGTTATTCAACAGTAGCGGTATTTGTTTAAGCCTTCTTAACATAGTGTGGGGACAAGTACTTTTGGAGGTTAAGGTACGTGACCTGCACATCAGCTGGGGGTTGCAACAATTCCTTGAGCGTATCATCCAAGATGAGTTGGCGACCGTTTTCTGGGTGCTTGAGTCCCTTTTCAGTGATGTATTTATTAATAGACTTGGTTACTTCGGATCGGGAGATGAGTTCACCTTCTTGGATGCCCAAGAACGCACGAAGCTTTGGGGAAACTTCTTGCTTGCGGTTGAAGCCATTGTTTTCAGCCCGAGCCTTCGCTTTCTCACCAGTTGGGTCCTCTTGGGTGTTCTTAATCTTACGAATAATCTTGGTAAGGGACTTAACATCGGCGCGGAGGGCAGCAATTTCAGCTTGGATCGTTTCAAGAGACATGTCTATATTATACCTTCTACTGTCATCAAATCTTTAAGTCCTGTACACGAGGAATAAGACACTGAGTGCTACCAGTATGAATAGGTGGTAATTTATCTCCTTTTCTTTTTTAAAACGGGTTATAATTTTAAAAGGTTCCCTGGGGGAAATGTTGGGTGTTTCACCAGGGCATCCACCTGCGCAACACGCTGGGGTACACGCTTCAATATATGCACCCCGTTGAACACCACAGAATTGATTCTTTTTAGGGGATGAAACATCAGAGTATGCATAGCACCTACATTCGTCGATGACGTCGCACTTCATTTATTATATCAAGATATAATAATGGACACGGAAATATATTCAGAGGCGGTCATCAAGCGGTTCATGAAAAAGAATTTGTTCTTCAATGACCCAGTTCTTGAAAAATATTACGAAGATGGTAACCTTTCGGCTTTCAGGAAACGAGTACACCGCATGCACAAAAAGGAAAGTTTTGAAAAGATGGTATACGCGTATGTGACTGATACAATCCGTGACGTTATTCTCAAGACAATCGGTGATCTCTCCGAGTTTACCAAACCTATGGGTGACATCATTATCTCAGGTGGTGAAGCGTTCAACATGTATCTCGACAGAGCTGATCGACTCATCTCAAGTGATATAGATACAAAGTTCATTCCACGATTCAAATACGATGACAAGTATTTTGGTAAACTCCAAGCGATAAAGTTGTTGGTGTGGAACAAGTTGGGTGAGACTGCCAAACATATTAACACAAAGGTCAAACAGCGACTCTCTCGACCAAATAAACTTACCAGATTTATGGGTTTGGGGTTCTCTGAGACTGGCCCATATGTGACTAGACGCTACACACTCATCAAAAAGAAGAAGTCTAGTAGTGGTCGCGAACCCACGCGTGGTGATATTTTTATTGACGTTGAATTATTTGCGCTCGATCTTAACGTAAGGTACTTTTCAATACAAAAGGGTACAATAAATCAGGAAATAGTTGGGGGTATCTTGGACATGCCTTTTATGCGCCCAGGTGAGTTTGGATATGAAGTCGTCCAGTCCAAGAAGCAAGGTATCACATACAAAAATAAAGATACAAATGTGATGGTTCACGATAAGCGTGTCTATGTCGCGGGGAAGCGCTTCCTTTTGGATGACGTTTTTCTCATGCAGAAACTCGGTCTTCGCCCCGAGAAAAAAGAGAAAGATCGCCAACGTATGTACAAACTGTCTAAAATGATTTTGAAGACTTCTAAAATTAGTCCAACTGATAGTATAAATACAATATACAACCTGACGTATAATAAGATCAAGAGTCATCGGGTATTGCCCCGTCGCGAGGGAAGTGTAAAAATGTCACTTGCCATGAAGGTCAACCCACAAAGTTATAATGAATACACAACCAAACCCAAAGCTGAACGATTGGCAAAGCAAATCGTCTATGGTGTCAAGGCATCCCTCCCAAGTATACATATTCCAGGGTATTCGAAAACGCATGGTGGACAGCGATTTGATGTGAATAAACAGGAATGGATTCGCAATACCTCGAAGTCATATGTTCGAAATGAATACAATTTTAGACCAAATGTAGGTGGGAATATACCAAACGACATCAACACGGCTCGTATATTATATGGTTATAAGCCTATTCGCGATTCATGGGTGCCAAAGGCAATCATACGGAAAGCATCACAGATACCGTTTGTTGGTTTAAAGAATTGAGACGAGACCTGTATATAACATGTTGTACAACACCCCAGCTAAAGGTGACGATGGTCTTTACATTGTAAAAGCACTCAATGACGAAAAGCGAAAATGCTTTGTGCAATTGAACCAAGTAAAGGTTGCCGATGTATCAGGCGACATCAGCTTCGAACTTACATCCGACCGAAATCGCGAGAAGATTCAACACATTGATACTCTCAATCTTGAGGCTGCTCGTGAAAATTCGGCGACGTGGTTTGGCAAGGAATTGTCTGAAGAGGTCATCCAAAACGCGTATACTCCAAGTATCGTAAATGATCAGATTACAGGCGACCGAATTCCAGTAACCAAGGTGTTTAATGCCGACCAGGAAATGATTGACTTTGAGATGATCAAGCAAAACAAGAAGTGTAATATCATTCTTGAATTTGCCGGACTCTGGTTTGCCAAGAAGGCCTTTGGTCCTGCTTGGAATATTGTCCAGGTCAGAGTGTTCGATGACCCGGTCATTGACACTTACCCAGAAGACTATGCCTTCGCCGATGACGATGAGGAATAAAAAAATTGTTGATCATATATAAAAGATGATGAAGGGTCGTACTCAAAACCTCATGATGGTTGCCGCGGTTGGCTTTTTGGTCTATTTGCTTTTCACTATGAACAACAAGTCAGGCTACACAATTGATGAATATGAATATGCGCCATATGAATTGGCTGCGGGCCCAGCCGCTCAGGTCGGTGCGAGCACCGGCGCTTGTGGTGGTATGAATGGGGGTGTTGGCTTGGCCTCCTCTCTTCTCCCACGTGAAGTTGCGTCTCAGGAGGATTTCGGTGAGTTTGCACCAGAAGATATCCTCGCGGGTCAAAACTTCCTTGAACCACGCAAGCAAATTGGTTTCCCAGAAACCATTGGTGGTGCCTTGCGTAACGCGAACCAACAAATCCGCGCGGATCCACCAAACCCAAAGGGTGGTTTTGTCTGGAATAACTCCACGATTGTGCAGGATACCATGCAACGCGATTTGTGCTAATTCGCTTAAAGATTAGATAGTAGTGTTATATATATACAATGTCAGTACCTAATGAACTCTCTGCGAGCGTTGCCAAGCTTGTAGAGCTCTCAAAGCAACTTTCTGAAGCAAAATCTGATATCAAGATTCTCAATCAAGAGGAAAAGAGACTCAAGGAGTCTGTGAAGAAGCATATGATTGACCAGGGCATTGATACCATTAACCTCAGGAAAGGTAAGATTAGTATTCGTAAGTCTGTGCGAAAGGGTAGCATGAATAAGGATGCTATCCGCGAGGGACTTCTCAAGTTTTTCGGTGGTGATGAGGCCAAGGTTGAGGGCGCCCTAAACGCGATCCAGGATAACCTTAAAGTAAAGGAATCAACTTCGATTTCGTTAACTGGGATAAAAGAGAAAGTCCAAGAAGAAGATAAGTAATACCAATGGTTTGGAGTCAGTACGTATACGAAGCGACTGCGGGATACGATGTTATCCCAAGTGACGAGGAGGAGGTTGATGATGAACTTCATCTCAGTATTGAGGATTGGCAAATCAAGTACTCAGGTGAACTATGGGCGCTGTGGGATTTAATTCAAGGTCTTCTCAGAGATGCATACTTGGAACACTCACTTTTGACCGAATGTGATTTTTCAGATTTTGCGGAGTTCTGTTATAACGAACAGTATGATGACTGCGATTACGTGTGGATTCCGTATGAACACCACCTCTCTTATATCTGGCGTCACGTCCAAGATTACATAGATGATGTAGGTATGTCAACCGAAATTATGGTTGGCGCAACATTCGACCATTGGGTTAGATTCGTAGCAGATCACACTGGTGAAAAATATGTAACAGTATATTAACAATGCTCCCCGATATTACCGCCCAAAAAGTTGCTATTCCAGCGTCCCTTTTTTTCGCACTCAGCCCGGGTGTTCTCTTGACCACCGACGGGCGCAAACTCAAGTTCCTCAATGGGCAGACCTCTCAAATGGCCACTATGTTTCACGCGCTTGTGTTCTTCCTCGTGTACAGTCTTATCGCCAAGGCGATGGGTCTCGTACTCACGAAGACCGATTTGATTGTGACGACCGGACTCTTCTTGGCGCTCAGTCCAGGTCTCCTCTTGACAATCCCCCCAGGTTCTGGCGGGGTTCTCCGATCCGGTCAAACCAGTGTGCAAGCTGCGTTGACACACGCGATTGTGTTCGCGGTTGTGTTCGCGCTTTTGCGACGTCAATTTCCTCAATTCTATTAAGTAGGAGAATGAAGTACCTTATTTTAGGTCCAGCATCCATGGGTATATATTCTATGATCGGGACTCTAAAAGCACTTGAATCCCAACTTGTTGATGTCGAGGAAATATCTGGGTCATCCGCGGGTTCAATCCTAGCTCTTATGTTAGCACTGGGGATGTCTATTGATGAAATATTAAATATCTCATTGTCGTTGAATATCCCCGAGTTTGTTAAATTACGCATAGGCTCCTTCTTTAACAAATTTGGTTTTGTAGATTTGGAACCCATTCGGGATAAACTCGTTGAAGTGTGTGGGTGTGACCCAACATTTGAAGAACTGGATATGAAAATATATATTTCCGCGTATTGTTTAAATTCTTCAACAACTGAATATTTCTCAAAAGATACACACCCCAAAATGAAAGTAATCGATGCGGTGTGTATGAGTATAGCTATACCTCTTATATTTTCATGTGGTAAATATGACGGCAAGACATACGTCGACGGTGGAACACAGGAACAATACCCAATGACACCATTCCTAGCTAAAAAACCATACCAAGTCACGTGTATTAAGTTGAAAATGGATCGAGTATATCAAGAAAATATAAATAACCCAAAACAATTTGTGGAGTCTCTTATACGTTCCACACTCGAAAATAGAGTACAGTATGAAACAAAAATAAATGTAATAGACGTTGATGTGGGCGCCACAAATATATTTGATTTTAGTATCGATTATGAAAATAAGCTTAAATTGTATAACATTGGATTTTTAACTATATAAAGACGTACTAAGTTAATTATATATGGAATGTCCAAACTTCGCTGTCTGTCACAAAAAGAAGGACCCGAGACTAAAAGTGTGTAGTTCTTGTTTTTGGAGATTCAAAAATGAAATCTTAGAGTTTGAAGAGTGTGAGTGTGTCGCATGTCATGAGATACGAGATTGTGTAAAGTTTAGGAAATGTATACACTTTGTATGCCTCACGTGTTTTGAGCGACGTATACAATGTACGATGTGTACTTAAAGATGCTGGTACATCTCTGAATAATGGATGAGTACACACAATTTGTACTCAATGAAGCCAAATATCATATGGATATTGCGCGAGAACTTTTAACCGAGGGTATCAAAGATCCTGAGAAGCACTACAGAGAAACAAAGAAGTTTCACGCCACATTGGCAAAGTTATTTCCATTTATGGTTCTATTACAATCTTACGAACCTCCACTTCCCGATGAGGAAACGGAGGATAATTTATCAGATACGCAGTCTTCAGTGACATCAGACGAAGATAGTTATGCGCCTGCAACTCCGCCGCATCATTGAGTGTCTTAATTGTTTTGAACTCGAGAACAGTTTCATTATTTACGATAATGTCCGCTCTCAAGTTACCAATGACGTGTCCCTCAAATGGAATGGGGACAATACGCTCAGATTCATACGGGATACCTTCACGTCTTAGAAGGACTTCCATCGCGTTATGGTATACTCTCTCGCTGTACCCAGCTCCCAGTTGAGAATATATCTGCTCAGCTAATGCTCGTACGTCAATCATAGTCAAACTACGATGCTTTCTTTTAATCTAATGATGCACACAACTTTTCAGAGACAAATGTAATTACAGGGACAGAAACTGCATTACCCGCTAATTTGTACAGAGCTGAATCAGAAAGATTTGGTAGCTTGTAATCCGTTGGAAATCCTTGTAGATTAAAACATTCACGAGGTGTGAGTTTTCGTATACCCACATTATCCTTTATGATGGGGACGTTATGCCCACCGCTACCCATGTTTGCGGTAAGGGTTGGACAACAGTTACTTTTATTTTCACGAACATAGTATCGTCTATATTGATAGATGACATTGTCACTTATATTTTTGTGTACGTTAGACTGAATCATATCAAACACTTTGTACTTGTCGGAATAATAATATTTATCTGGGATATCAGATTCAATGAAGTCTGATATATTACCCTTTTGAATGGTAGGTACATCGAAATTAAATCGATCATAAGATTCCTTGTCTCTAAAACCAACCATGTATATACGCTCTCTGTGTTGAGGAACGCATGAAACTTTTGAAGTATCCAGAATCGCATACTTGATGAAATAACCACACTCTTGGAGAGCATCTTGAATTATCTTAAATGTATTACCCTTGTCGTGAGATGTTAAGTTTTTTACGTTTTCTAGAATTATATTTTGGGGTTTGTGATATTTCAAAATCTCAATTATTTTCCAAAAAACATTTGATCTCGAGTCTTCAAAACCCTTTTGATCCCCCGCAATACTGAATGGCTGACATGGAAACCCACCGCATAATAAATCGTGTTCTGGTATCTCAGTCACAGGTATATCATTCAGATCACCCAATCTAAATGGACTTTCATGATTCATTGTATATATACCCTTTGATGACGTGTCGAAATCATTCGCAAATACACATTCATATTTACCAGTGTTTTCAAGTGCGCGCGTAAATGCACCAGTTCCAGCAAACAAATCAATAAAGCGTCGTTTCATTTAATACAAATGCTACCTACTTTTTAAGCAAGTCTCGTATGTCACCTGACCACAAGAGCTTACAATTCTCCCCTAGTTGAGTCCGGAGTTCACCGAATGACAATCGTGGGCGACGCCCCTCTTCACACTGATGCGCAAACGTCTGTGATTTATTGAGTTGAAGCACGCTCCACTCAGAAGAGTCATTTTTCATTGGGATTTCGTATAATGCAAAATTATAACCTATATAGTCACATGCGTCGAGAATAAGTAACACGTCCCATGCTTCTTTCGGACCAAAACTGATTGGACCGTCAGAAGTAAAACACTTGATTTCTACCCTCGTCATAGTATTCTCATCTGGTTTTATATGTAGCTTGACTTTGGTCTTCAGAGATTTAGTAGATACACAGATCCGTGATGCGGGTATATGTGCGTCACCACTGACGTTTTTTACACCTTTACTCCACACTAAAGACTCATAACGTGGAATCTGACGCGCTATGAGTATTGAAAGACATTCGGATAACTCCTGTGGCATATTTTGGTTCCGGCTTCCGGGAATAATTTTTTTGAAATCAGCATTGAAGTTTTTCCATAGGTCAAGTCCTTGTATACCGTCTTCCAAGGATATCATGTATAATGTTGATTGTTTTGTCAACTTAGGTTACAAATAATCTCAACCTATACTATATGACCACATACGCCCAGCCCACCTGTGAATTTGTGTACCGTGTGTCGTCTCTCGAAAAAGTCGTCGATGGTGACACCATTGATGTCACCCTTGACCTTGGATTTGATGTCTGTACCCGTCAGCGTGTACGTCTTCTAGGTATCGATACCCCCGAGTCACGTACATCAGATGCGGAAGAGAAGAAGTATGGTCTCCTCTCCAAGGCGAAACTTAAGGAGTGGTGTATGAAGGCCGTGGCGTCGGAGAAGGATGATATTGAGATTGAACTGAGATGTCCAGAAAAGGATTCTCGTGGTAAGTTTGGGCGCATCCTCGCAGAGGTCTGGGTCTCCGAGGGTGGTCAATGGACGAATGTAAATAAATGGATGTGTGACGAGGGATATGCTGTTCCATATATCGGCCAAAACAAGAAGGATGTTGAAGACCTTCACATGATAAATAGACAACGTGTTGCTGATCAATTATAAGGGTACTTGTGCACCCACAAATTACAAATCCACTTTTCACCAGACTTTACAGGGCGACCCCCGTGTAAAGCCTTGGACGTTTTTAACTCGTAGTTGTCCAATGTATGAAAAAAGAGAGCATCCCCAGCTTTCAACTTGTACTTCTTCTTCAAATTGGGAAATTCGGTCTCACCTTCTTCATAGTCATCGTTGAGTGCTAATATAATTGTATACATTCGTTTGTTTCCCTTCATGTCATCAAAGGTATCTTGGTGTGGTTTATAATGACCACCTTGTTTGTATCGAAGAACTTGGAGACTTTCACAATTTCCAAGTGGTCTGTCAGTGAGTGATACACATCTTTCAGCCACCCGTCTTACGATTGGATCATCCAATTCAAGCCATGCGGTTTCACTGACACGTATGTCTCGGTTGACCTTTCCATCGACTGCGATAGTTGAGATATTCAACTTCTTTTCAGCCTTCTTCATGATGTGATTTCTTTCGTCACTGGATAAAAAATCAGGTATAACACGTGGTTCCTGGTACCGTGGTACTAAGTATATGACCAATAATGCGAGACATAATACAAGTAACATCATCTTAATCTTAGTACACATTAATTTTTTTGGGTAGTATACAATTGTATCTTTTTCGGATTGTATCCATTACCGTGTTCCCATACTCAATCAATTTTAAACCAACATCTATTATTTCATCTTTTCTCTCTGGCTCAACGAGATATTGTCTAAGGAGATCTCCACCAGTATCTATGAGCATTCTATAAATATTATTGATGTCTCGATGTCTCTCCCTTTGTTTATCTCGTCGCTGTAATTCTTTCCGCATATTTACTTCATTAAGTTCATTAAGCATATAAGCTACGCGAAGATATTGATTGTCCCCGTCATATATATCGCCATATCTGTATATGAGGTCTCGGTCGAGATGATATACGACCATTGCAAATCGCATGACATCATCTGGAACGTGGGCTTCCCTCAATTCCCTAAATGTTGGAACTCCACCACATGGAATGTCTCCATGTTCCCTCGATGATATACGAGATCTCTTAAACTCCATATAATGTGGATTGTGTATTCGACCAGTCTCGATATGCCCCGTTCGCCAGTCAAATGCAGTGTGACAATCTGGACACCACATCTGTGCACACCCACTCAATTTATGTATCATAGTTCCACATTTTGGACACCCTTTTGTGTCTTTCTTAAGAAGCTCCATAGTCTTCACGGCATCTGGGTCACATGTGTGATCATCACACATTTGTTCGTTACACTTTTCACAGAAATGGTGGTCACAGAGACCACAAAACCAATCCTCGTTCATAAAACCTTTACATTCCTCGGTTGGACATTTACGAACAAACTTTTTGGGTTCCACACCATCAACAACTTCACCTTCACCACGAAGACGCTCAAGTTCCCGATAACTTTCCTCCATAAGCGCGCGAAACTCTACAATTTCATCCGGTAATGCTGTATTTGAAGACACCGGTACATAAATGTGATACTTTTGGTGCAGGTCTATGAGCTTGCGCCTCTGTTCATTAATGATTATGTACAGTTTTCGTATGGACCTAATTCTCTCAACTTCGGGTTGAGTCTCAGGCATTCTCGCCTTTTCCCGCTCAAAAAGGATAGTCTCTCTGTGACGACGAAGTTCGGTATTACGGAAGTATCGTGTACACCAGGTATCTACAAACTCACGATTCCACAGGTTCTTACACCCCATACAGTGGGGGTCATCCGATGTGGACAACAGATACCTTGAGGAACACGCGCGACAGCTCACTAAATCACAGAAGGGGCATTCAACCTTTTTGTGATTTATTTTGTTGAACTTTTCACAACATACATCACAATTTTCCATTACATGAAAATCGCTTTATATCTTTAATATCAAACACATGATACCCATGAGTATGTAACCCAATGTACCTTTCTTTTCTGGTTGGGGAACGGGTTCGGGTTCTGGCTCTGGCGTTGGCTCACGGATAGGTTCTGGTTCGGGTGTTGGTTCACGGATTCGTAATCGTCTGTAGAGTATAGACATTTGTATTTACATATATTTTTCTTTGACCCAGTCACGATCCTTCTTGAAAAGCTTGGACAACTTGGGGTCTGTGCGCTTGAATAGGATCATGAGTACATTAAGACGGCGGAAGAGACCAAGGGGTGGCTCACCCGCGCGGATAACCTTCGCGAGTGCGCGATGTCTCGCAAGCTCGGACTTCTCACGCACATCGGAGTATCCATGTGCACTGAGGATACCAGCGTTGCTGATTGGGATGATAACTTTGATCTTCATTTACTTTGGGTGGAGAAAAATTATCGTCGGCGCCCAGATTTGGACTTCGCACGCTGCCTCTGTTGAGCTTCTCTACGCTTACGGATATTATCCGCCTCTTTTTGTTTCAAAGACTTACCAGTTGTAGAACGATTCTTCATTGAGGTACCAAATCGATTGGCTGCCGTCATAGTTTTAATCTGACCACTAGGTCTCTTGTTGAACGTGAAACCCTTTGCGGCATCACGAGCTCTGGCATTAGAGATGACTGTCGCGGGATCATTACCACGCTCTAGTCTCTGCATAAACTCCCGACGGTTCTTTCTCTCGAGACCACTCATACCTTGGAGCATCTTCGCTGTATCACCTCTCAACTTGTCCCGCTTGGCTTTTTCTTGATCCGCCCGTTTCTTTTCCTCTTCTTCGCGACGTCTTTTGTCCTCAAGCGCCTTCTTGTCCTGCTCCGCCTTTTGCTGCTTCACACGATCCGCAGCTAAACGATTGCGTTGTAACTTATCCGCGTTGGCGATGACTTTATTAGCATTTTCACCTCGCACCACCCTATTCATAAAACGCGTTCGGTTTGCGCGCTCAAGTTTAGTCAGTGACTGAAGCTTTTGAGCAACCTCTTTGGTCGCCTTATTTTTGGTTTCACGCTTTGTCTTGATGAGTTGGTTCAACTTTTGGGTTCTATTCGCCAAATCATTTCTGTATGCCATAATGTTTTGGAGATATTGTGGTTTTTGCTTTGATGGAAGATTTGTAACTTCACTCTCAGTACGAGCCTTGAGCTTCAATTTGTCGTTCAAGAGTTTCTCAATCTTTGTGAGTTCTTTATCATCTTTGGCACCCTTAATAGCTGCCGTCCATTTCATACGCGCCTGCGCAAAGTTAGTTTCACGAGGGACATTGCGCTCAATTCTTTTGAGGAGTGGGTCTCGTTTGGTCGCATTCTTCCTCTGTTTGTTGAGAACCACGGCGTTAGCCAGAACCTTATTAGCACCATTTGTGGCGAGTCTATCCATAAATCTTTTTCGGTTCTCTCTCTCGAGGGAGGTCAAACCTTGGAGTGTGCTCGCAACATTCTTGATTTTCTGATCTCTGACCTGTTTTAAACGCGCTTCTTCAATATTTCGTCTCTTTTGAGCTTCTTCTTCTAAACGACGTTTCTCTTCTTCAATCTTCTTATTACTCTCCACCTTCCTTATGGCATTCTTCCTCTCACTATTGAGGGCTACCGCATTCGTAACAACCTTTTGAGCTCCATTCTGTGGAAGTCTATTCATAAATCTTTTGCGATTCTCGCGAGTAAGTGTTGTTAAAACTCGCAAAGACTCCGCAACGTTCTTTGTCATTTTATTCTTAGCCGCTCTCGCACTTTTTCTATTTGAACTGAGTTTTTCTGCTTCTCCAAGGACATCACTGATGGGTTCTTTTTGGAGTCTTATCTTGAAACTACCGCGTTCATTCGCTGTAATATCTGAAACCCTTTTGAGCTTTGCTTCAGCATTCCTTATCGACTTTTCAAGTGCCACTTTTTGTGCCACAGTATTCGCATTCACGAGACCCTTGATTGGTGTTACATTCACGTGAGGTACGTTGAGTTGTTTGAGGTATACATCCTTCTTGGTTTGTGGAATGGTCGCCCTTCTCACATAGTTTCGTAGAGCATCCTTGTCCTTCTCGTTGTCGGTATTCTTCGCTTTTGATACCGCGATCAAATTATCAATGAGAGCCTCACCATTTTTGAAATCGGACATATATCCTTCCATCTCTTTACTCGTGAGGTGCTTGAGACTCAATAGATGTTTTTCAAGTTTCTTTTCATCTTGAAGTCTCTTGGCTTCTGCCTCTTGGCGCTTCTTCTCCTCCTCCGCGGCTGCTTGGGCGGCGCGTTTATTCTTAGCTCCCTTGTTCAATGCATTACCCTCATTCTTTAGAGATTGAATATTGGTATTTGCGTTGGTCACCTTTTTCAATAGGATTGTTCTTTGATTCGAAGTCAAGTTATTGAGGCCATTGAGGTACACACTAAGTTCTGACTTCTTGCGTGCAAATTCATCATTACGCGACTTGAAGACTTTATTAAGTTCCTTGATTTCTCGTTTGATCACATTCATATTCGCATTGACGTCAACGCGATTGAGGAATGATTGTTTGTTGGTGTTTGGTAATCTTGTGTTTTTCATATACACACGAAGATCATCCTTCTTCGCGTTGACAGCCTTGGCATTCAGAAGTGCTTTCGCTTTGTCCGCCTCCTTCTTGAGTTTGTCTAGGGTTGAGCGCCCACCGTTGAACTTATTGAGGAGCGCCTTCCCATTGATACCCAAACCATTGATATAGTTTGAGAGTTCTTGACGTTGCGCAGCCTTTGCCTTGACAGCGGCATTTATAGAGAGCGCACGATTTCTGATGGCGTCCTTATTGGTCTTACCTGCATTATAGTTCTTGAGGAGATCACCCTTCTCCTTATTTGTGAGTTCAAGGCCATTCAGGAACACCGAGAAATCATCTCTATTCCTGGCCTCTTGTTCCTTTCTATTCTTGATGACTGCATTAAGTTCTTTGACACCTCGTTTGATTGTATTTAGGTTTGTATTGAGACCCACTGTATTCACAAATGAGTTCTTATTTGACTGTGGTATGTTAAAGTTTTTCATAAAAGTCACAAGTTCAGCCTTCTTCGTAGCGATAGTTTGTGCATTCACCAGTGCCTTTGTCTTGTCCGCGTCCTTCTTGAGACTGTTAAGTGATGATCGTCCACTATTAAACTTATTGAGGAGCGCCTTACCATTGATACCCAAACTATTGATGTAGTTTGAGAGTTCTTGGCGTTGCGCGGCCTTGGCCTTGATTGCGGTGTTCAATGCAGTTGCCCGATTCTTGAGACTGTTCAAATTCGCCACTTCACTATCAAAGTTTTTGAGAATGGCGGTTCGGTTAGCGTTCGTTATATTGAGACCATTCATATGTTGTACGAGGTTCTCTCTGTTTTCTGCCATCTTTTCCATCACCCGTTGAACGAGAATTGCATTCGCTTCGTTACTAGCATCTTTCAACGAAATTCTATCGTCGGCATTAAACTTATTGAGAACTATTTTAGTATTCGCATTGGAGAGGCCAACCTTCTGGAGATACCTTTCAACTTCCAATCGAGTGGCGATGCGCTTTTCAACGCGTCGCTGGTTTGAAAGTTGCTCAATAGTGGCTCTCAAGGATGTCAAAGTGGTATTCTTGTTCGCGTTAAACATATTGAGAATGCGTGTCTTATTTGAGGCATTCAAGTTTGTCTCATTCAGAATAGCCTCAAGCTCGCTACGATTTTGAGATCTCTTTTGAGCAATCCTCTTGTTTCTCAATTTTACAGCTTCATTTTTGAGAGCATTTACTTCCACATTTGACTTGTTGAACTTGTCCATAATTGCGTTTCTATCAGAGACATTCATATTGAGACCGTTGAGTGCGTTGTAGAGTTCGGTTCTATTACGAGCTCGTTTCTCGGCGATCCTCTTCACCTTGAGATCCTTCGCTTCATTTAACATAGAGTTTAGAGTGACATTTCGCGTGTTGAACTTATTGAGTAAAACCGTTTGGTCATTGTTGGGAAGATTCTTGATGGCGTTCGCGAGGGTGTTGCGTTCCGCACCCCTCTTCGCAACTCGCTTGAACTCCTGGACTTTGTTACCTTCAGCTTTGGCGTTGTTATATGGAAGATTCTTTTGTATGATATTCTGTTTGTTCTTATTGTTCAATAAATTGAGACCATTGAGATATTCCTTAATCTGTCTCCGAATCTCCTGACGCTCCTCTTCATTTCGCGCGTTCTTCAATTGTCTTCCTCTATTTCGGAGAGTATTGAGACTTCTTGGTTCAGCATTATAGTTCTTCAATAAGAGGTTGACATCTGGAGTATTGAGCTTCAATTCGTCCGCGAGGTACAAACTCAATGTACCTCTATTTCTCTCAATCGTCTTTGCTTCTCTCTCTCGGGCATTGTTTTGAAGTTGGTTGAGACCGGTTGTATTATCGTTGAATTGTTCCAATAACGCGTTTCGATCTGGTTGGTTGAGGTAGAGGGTATCCAATAAGTTTGAAAATCCCTTACGAGCCGTAGCCTTGCGCTTGGCATTCAAGTCTTTTTTATACGCCGCAGCATCGTTTTTTACCATCTTCAGATTTTTACCATCATCGAGATTTTTGAAGAATATTCTCTTTGAATTATTATTGAAACCCATATTTGACATGTAGTTGTTGAGATTGGCCTTCTCGGCATCTCGTCTCTCTTCAGCTCGTCTAACAGCTGTATTAGTTGCCAACTGTTTTATGGAATTCCAATTTGTAAAGTATCCACTCAATTTTGAAGTAATCTCAGTCTTGTTTTTGGGTGTGAGGTTTTGGAGAGTGTTGAGGTAATCATAAAACTCTTCTTCACTTTGAGCGTATTTTTCATTTTTTCTTGACTTGTTTATTTCTTTGGCTCTATTTGAGAGAACACCCACATTGACATTGGTGTTATCAAAGTTTTTGAGAATACCATTTATATTGTTTTGGGTGAGGTTACTCAAATTTTTGAGAACATTCACAAGTTCACCTCGTTTTTGAGCTTTCAAATTCGCGAACTTTTGGTTCGCAAACTTTATAGCTTCAACCTTGAGAGCTGCGAGATCATCTTGGTTTTTGTTGAGTTTATTGAGGAATGGTCTTTGCTCACCCGCATTGAGACCTTGTTCATTCAAGAACTGTTTTAGGTTCGCAAGTTGTCCAGCCTTGATACCAGCCTTCTTTTGAGCTTCAAAGTTTGAGGCATTCTCCATAATAGTATTCAAATTGACATTTCTATTGAAATTGTTAAAGAACTTTCGCTTCTCCCCATTGTTGAGATTGAGCTTATTGAGATGCAATCCCAACTTTGTCAAATTTTTAGCTCGCTTTTCAGCAATCTTATTTTGAAGTCTTTGATTTGCCAAATTCTTTGTAGCATTGAAGTTGAGATTTTGACTCAAGATGTTTCGTTTGTTGTTGGCATTTAGACCAAGCTTATTTATGTAGTCTGACTTCGCACGTTTGAGTGCGTTCTTCTTATTTTGAGCCTTCTTCTTGGCGATAGCATTCGCTTCATTCATCAATGACTCCAACTTTTCACTCTTCAACTTGTTCGTAAGGTTCTTTATTTCCTGGTTGGTGAGGCCAAGTTGTGACCCATGGTTTGTCAGTATGCCTGTATTGGCGTTTCTCTTTTGTTGGATGCGTGACGCGAGGATAGCATTCGCTTCTTGTTTGAGATTTGTCAAAGCAACTGTGTTATCTACATTAAACCTATTGAGAACCACCTTTTGATTTTCTGGTGACAATCCCTGAGTCTTCATATACTCCTCAAGCTCATCACGGTCTTTGGTACGTTGTGTCTCAATCAATTTTGTAACCATCATATTCAACTCACTTCGCAAGCCGTTGATGTTGACATTTTCAGCATTCAATCTACGAATGAATGCATTCTTGTTTGTGTTTGAGAGGATTGACCCCTTCACATTTGAGGTGAACTTTGCTTTATTATTGGCGAGCTTCGCATTTTGAGCGTCTTTGATCATCTTATTAACTTCGGATTGAAGTGACTTAAGATTTGCCTGGTTTGTATTGAATCGTCTCTCAATGTTGGCCTTGGTATTTTTAGGAATATTTGCAGTTTCCAAGTATTCCATCAAGGTCTTCTTGTTCGCAGCCTTTTGTTCTTGAACTCTTACATTCTTCAACTCTTGTGCGACCTTTTGAAGTGCGTTCACCGTGAGGCTATTACTGTTGTACTTATTCATCATTGTACCTCTGTCACCGTTATTGAGACCAAGGTTCACAAGGAACTTTTCAAATTGTACCCGCTCCTTTTCCTTTTGGGTGGCAACTCGTTGGTTTGAGAGTGTCTTCGCCTTGTTACGGTTCATGTCGTTGAGGAGACCTTTCTTATCCGCATTTGTGAGACCTGGGAGAGTATTGAGGTACGCGGTGTACTCCTTCTTTTTCGCATTTATAATTTCCGCGTTTCGAGTGGACTTTAGGTTTTTGGCTTGTTGTAATAACCCATTTACATTACGATTACCATTGGTAAACTTTTTCATAATGGAGTTTTTATTCATTTGGTTGAGACCAAGTTCGGTTAATCGTGCGTTGAGTTGGCTCTTCAACTCAACGTTCTTGTCATTCTTAATCTTTTGAGAAATCTTGACCGCCTTGTTCTTGAGAGCATTCATAGTCATTCGGTTCGCGTTAAAGTTACCGAGTAACTCATCACGATATTGATTTGTAATATTCAATTCTGACATAAAATTGATAAAACCCTGTTTACTATTAATCTTAACCTGTTCAACACGTTTGTTGGATAGTTGCTTGGCCCGATTACGGTTCATGGTGTTGGTCTTTGTGAGTTCAGCCTTGTCCTCATTTGTGAGACCCGGCAACTCATTGAGATACGCGCGGTACTCTCGTTTCGCCTCTTCAAGGTTTGTGGCACCCTTCTGCGCCTTTAGAGCTTTAGCCTCTTCAATCAACTTATTGACATTACGGTTACCGTTGCTAAACTTTTTCATAATGGCATTTTGATTGATCTGATTGAGACCAAGTTCACCGAGGCGAGTATTAAGTTTTGTTCGAAGATTTTCAATGTTTGCAGAACCCTTGGACTCTTGGAGCTTGAGGGCCTCAGTCTTGATTGAATTAATATTCACATTTTCATTTCTGAAACGACGCAAAAATTCATCTTTGTTTTTTTGGTTAATCCCGAGGGGTGTCAAAAATGAGAGAAGATTCTGTGCCGTCGCATTCTTCTTTTCCTCCATTCTCCTCTTGACAAGATCATCCGCCATTTTTCGCATAGTATTCACATTTGCGCTTTCAGCCACAGTTTGAACAAGAGCCTCTTTATCGGCTGCATTCAACTTATTGTAGTTTTGAAGAATCGTTCGGAACTGATCCTGTTTGTTTGAGAGTTTTTGACCCTTGACATCGGAGTTGAGTTTTCTGGCTTCTTCAATGAGAGTATTGATATTTGAACCCTCCACACGAGCCTTGTTTAAGAATAAAGTCTTGTTTACGTTACTAAGACCAGTTGTCTTCAAGAACATATTCATCTTTTCTTCGTTTGAACGTATGACATTGGCCTTCTCATCAGCCTTGATCTGTGCTTCAACTTGAATCTGCTTGAGGTCATCGGTAGCCATTCGTCGCTTGAAGGCATTCTTGTTCGTATTTGAAATGTCCAATCCATCCAAAAATGAAGCGAATTGATTTTCTTCCTGTTTAGCAGCTTCAGCTTGGGCTACAATATCCTTCCTCTTAGCCTTGCCAAGTTGTATCTGGTTAAGGAATTGTTGTTCTCTCTTGAGACCAAGTTGCTTGACTCTGGCGACAGCTAAATCAAGTGACATGTTGTTACCCGTTCGTCCAATATTTAGGATTGGTTGAGTTGGCTCAGCGACCGGTATTTCAGGTCCCTGAACGCGACCCGTATTTGAATAGTAACCCAATCCCTTCTCTCCTTTTCTAAAAACATAACCCTCTTTGGATTCCTTGAACTTATTGGTGGCAATAAAGTTCTTCTTACCAAAGAGACTCGCAAAAAATCCCTTCTTTTCAGTGGGTTGTTTCACTGCGTTTGTAGTTCCACCAAGAAACTTTGGCTTTCCACCTTTTGTAAAAAGTCCACCAGATGGGAATGTAACTTTAGAGTTCTTGGGGCGGTTCACCCGGTTGGTGTTCACCCGGTTGTTCGTGTTCACCCGGTTGGTGTTCACCCGATTGTTCGTGTTCACCCGGTTGTTCGTGTTCACCCGGTTGTTCGTGTTCACCTGGTTGGTGTTCACCTGGTTGGTGTTCACCCGGTTGTTCGTGTTCACCTGGTTGGTGTTCATCTGATTGGTGTTCACGTTCACTGCTGTGTTATTCATATTGAAATTGTTCACTGCTGTGTTGACGTTCACACTGACCCGTTTCCGTTTAGCTATTTTGACAGGTTCGTGTACTTTCATATATCTAAGTCGCTTGCCTATCGCTGTAACAATCTGAGTCTTAGTCAGGTTATCCACATTTTTCAACTCAACTTTACGAGCAATTCGCTTGAGATCTGCACGTTTTGTAGTTGAATCAAATAAACGGTCATAGTCAATCGGTCTAAGTGGTGATCTTTTGTCAACCAAATATGTCCGGTCCGAACTCATGACCAAAGGTGGAAGAGGTAATTTGCCTTCCTGTATTTCATTATATGCTTGACAAATTTCATCTTTTGTGAGTTTAATATTGACCCCAGTATTAAGCCTTATAAGCTTTCTGAGGTTTTCTATATCCGCGTCCGGGTCGCACGCGTTCATGGTATATACTAAACTGACAAAAAAGTATTATATTGTTGGTATGAATTCCCATTTAAGGTCATTGCATATATTCTTCCATATGACATCTTGCTGGTAAAGCTTTTCCTTTGATTTAAGTAACGGGAAATACTGGAGATATTCATCTTCACCCAGAAGTTCACAAAACTTATAGAGTACATAAGAATAACTTAAAAAGTTTTTTCTTTCTGAGGGGCAGTTATCATCAAAAGGTTTTTGGATATCCTTAAACATGATACGTAGTTTCTCTTCTAACATTTGTGGCATATTTGGGGCTTTTATACCGTTAAGTATGTTTGTTATATAAGGTACGTGTTCGTAATATTTATTCAACCTCAATTTCTTGAGAAGTCCTCGAATCTTCGCGTGTGTGATCTCATCTAACTTTCTAATTTTCATCTTTTTCAATTCGGATCTCAACTGTTCCATGACTTCGTCTGGTATAGTTGTCATCTCCTGTGCTTGAAATTGAGACAACCACTCATTGAAGTGATTCTCTCGTTTGTATGAATAGTTCACAATCTTCTCGGATGTCTCCTGTTCCTCTCTGTATGTTAACTCTTCACTAATGATCGAAGCTATGACTAAACCACATGAGTCACATACCAAATCACTTGTATCGTGAAAATGAAGTATGTTACTCGACGAACAATTGGTACATTGTTCCACGGTACGTTGCTTTGCTCGTGATATATTCCGATTTTCTACATCTATGAGATAATCTACAAATATATCCTTACGTTTGAGACCAACTGTCTCTTTGACTTGAAATACATTATTCCGATTTGTCTCTTCTTCAGTGTCATCCGTATATTGATTCATATAAGGCATACATTGAATCATGTAGTCTGACATTTCAGATTCGTACCTCTTTTTATTAGATGGATCAGTCTCAATAAGAGTATTCCAATAATCAATTTTATTGTTATATCTACTTAAAAAGTTTCCTTCCATTATAGTTAAGAATGTTGTTCAAACTTTTAAGTAGCGTTCTGTATTATTACAAAAAACTTGTAACACCTCGGGACTATCAAATAATTTCAGAAGAACTTGAGTACACGATTGACTATCGTAAAAAGTACGACATCGAGGATGACTTCTGGAGAGAAGAAAGTGTGGATTGGGATGGTGTGATGCACGAGTTTTACGTATTAGCAACAGGTAAGAACTTCAGGCACACAATCATTCCTCAAAATGTAGACAATATCATACTCCGAATCAAATACTGGTGTAATGGTAAAATATATAAAGTGATTACGAGTGACATCAATTTTGTACCATCAGAGCCCAAGTCTAATGATATACGGTTTAGTATCCCTTTGAGTCGTGCGTGGCTACTTGATCAAGATGATAAACCAGTGCGAGACATAACTGAAAAGGTACGAAGATACGCGGGACCGAGGAATGATTTCCATGGACAAGACGTAAAGTTGGTCGATTTTTTGTATTACACACGAAAGACACTCAAAGATGAGTATCCCAAATTATTACTTTTAAATACACTGGGTATGAAGAAACTTGTATTAACTCTCGAAGATTCTACAGCTGATCTTCGGATACCTTAGTTGCGAGATAGAACTTCAGTTCACCTAGGTTCGCAACATTGTACTGCAGAATCAAAAAACGATTACCCTCCTCCTGCATTATTTGCACAGACGCACACATACTCGTGGCCTTTGTAAATATATTGAGGTACCGTAACGAATAAATACCACCAATATCAGGTGCTTCGTCTGGGCATTCGATTTCAGTTTCTTGATTGGCAAAATCACCTTCACATTTCAGATTGAGTCTATACCCAGATCTCCTGATCTCTATATCTGTACCGATATTTGACATATCTCGACAGAGGCGTTGGAAGTCTGCGGATGGCAGTGTCGTAACACTCGTCATCACAACATTTGGTACTTCGATGCGACTTTCATTAATATCAAGAAGTTTAAGTTGAAACTTTGTACTTGACTTTTTGAGTTCACTTACAATTTCAATATCCATACACTCTTTTGAATTAATTTCAAACTTGAGTATATCATTATTTGTAATTGTTTTCAAAAGTTTGAATGTATTTGAAATATTTATACCTGCAATGATTTCTTCATCACAGTGATATTCCTCGAAGTTATCAGCCGACAGAAACATGTCAACTAGAGATGTTCGCGCGGTATCAAGTGTCACAATATACACTCCATCGGGTTGAAAGTATATGTTTACATCATTTAGAATATCCTTGAGAACTTCAAAAATAGACTTCACGGCCGAAGCCTGGATTGTAACCAATTTCATATCTATTAAATTATACACATTAGATCTTTATATCTGTTCCGTATACACAGTACCCTTTGCGACATCTCTATTTATCTTCGCTTCTAATTCTTTGGTCATCGCTGGCTGTAATGATTGACCATAGTTATCTAACGTGAACATATCACCACAATTGTCACCACCATCTAAGTTTGTCATAGAGGACATATCACCCACACCCCAGTGTTGAATCTCATCATTTGGTAATAGAGATTCTAACCAGTTTTTGATTTCGTTTCCAACGAGAATCTTGCCATTTTTTGTAAGTAGAGTGGGTACGCGTGTAATCTTGTTGCGGTACGCCGGTGGAATACCCTGGGTATTTACATTATGGTAGTGTACAAGTTGTTGAAGTTGCGCGTGATTATTAATATATTCAATAATTTCCATTGAATGCTTACACCTTGGACTGTAAACCAAAAGTGACATCTATTATCTACATGGTATTTTATAAAAAAAAATTAACGCATAATAATAAAGATGAAGTTGTATTTGATCCTCATCCTTCTTGTCATTGTTATCATGTTAACCAGACGTGAACCATTCACGGAGTCATTTGGACTTTCAGGCTACACCAAACCAACTGGTTTTATTCAGTTGGATGATCCCAGACCAGACCTCACGGGTTACTCTCAGGCTGAAGCAAAAGTGAACAACGACTTGATGCAAGAATTTGTTCTTTTGGCGAACAAGGAAATTGAAAAGCGTACAGGACTCTGTACCTACATCATTGAAACGACCAAGGTTACGATGTATAGTGGTGTTGGTAAAAACATATACGAGTGCATGTTTATGGCGGTGAAGAATAGTGGGTTTGCATATGGTGTCTCCGTCGTTGCGTCGTTTGAGGTGAAGGACTCAAATGTGCGATTGATTTCATTGCGAACTCAACCACTTGGTGTGCAAACGCCTGTTGACGTCTCACCATACACAGAGGGTGCATCCGGGAAGGAGTTTATAGACTATACACTTGTCAAGGAGGCCGCGGTTCCAAAATTGAGTGAGTTAGAAAACGCAAAAATTAAACTACAGTAAATATAATGCTCAGCATCAATGATATTACCAAAATTGATGACAAGAGAAAACAGATTCGTAAAGATATTTACACCAAAATTTACGAACAGTTTTCTCGTAAGATCAAACAATCGGTTGAACTGGGAAACAAACAGATATTTCTAATTGTGCCAACATTTCTCATGGGATATCCTACATTTGACCGTGCTGCGGCGGCACGATACGTCGCTCGACAATTTCAACTGGGTGGGTTTAAGGTTCAACTCGTGAGTGACTACGAGATTTATATAAACTGGGCCACACCCAAAACCAAAAAGGAAAAGACGACCAAAGAAGACGACACATCCGATTTTCCAAATCTCATGAACCTGAAGAAGATTGCTAACAAATACAGGAGAACTGCGTAGTAAAACTATTATTAAAAAACCCCTTAATCATAAATGGATAACCTCAACGTTTTAGTAGAAGCGAAACGTGAATATTTAGGACAATTGTGTATGATCATGTGTCCAGCTATGATTGAAGTTTTTCATAATATGTACGACGAAGCGTCGAAACTTTCCAAGGGACGCAAGGTTTTGGTGATGTACCAAAAGTTACTCAAGGAAGTTCCAAATTGGTCGAATCAAATGTCGAAGCAACATACCGATAACATTGCAGACCGTTGTGCGTGGTTCAACGACTTGCTCGCAGCTGTATTTGTGGCGTGTACAAAGATCCTGTCTGCGGTACGCCTCAAATCTGACAACAAGAAGATCTCTCTCAAGCTCCCCACGAACGAGGTATTCGTTCAGACGTGTTACAACAATATGGCGAGAGACTTGTACAAAGATCCTTACATTTTCCACGAGGAACAAAGTGAATACGTGCGTGACGAGAAGTTGACCGTGCGTATATGCGCGTGCATCGAAAACAGTGTAAAAGAGTTGATTCCAGTGCAACAAATTCTTCAAACCTACATGTCTCAAGACAGTCGTGATATTGATCTCGACTCGGAGGTTCATGACGCCGAAGACCCCGATGTATTTGAGGGTTCGGATGAAATGCCCGGTATGGAGGATTCATTCCCAGAAGAACCAGAAATGAATAACGACGTCCCACCACCTATGGATAGTATGGAGGATTTACAACCCACGGGTCTTGAAAACGAATTCAAGACTGTACCAGGTGTGCAAGCACCTGAACCCGAAGACATGTATCCACCCCCACCCAGCCAAGCGCCACCCCCACAACCTCAGGATGATGGTGTACTTTTTGGTGATGCACCAGAATACCGAGCAAAAAAAACTGCGTATAATTAAATGGAATTGTCCGACTATCTTCGCGATCCAATGAGCGCGGCTCTCATTGGTGGAGCCATCACCGCTGTATACATTCACGCAAAAGCTCAACTTAACAATGAAGGAAAATTAGAGTTAAATAAATATACCAAACCAGCCGTTCTTAATGCAATTCTCGTGTTTTTTATAGTGTCTAACGGCCTCGGGCAAAAGGAGGCCATATCAATGGAACCCTTTTAAACTTAAAGATTACACCCCCAGTATATCAAATGACCTCTGTCACGGCATTCAATGATATGCTCTCACAATTTCTTGTGGAATTGCATAAGACTTTTCCAGATGAAAAAAACATTAAGAAGTTTACAACTTCTTTCGAAGTCTTGAAGACTGCCAACCCCAGAATGGCTGTAGACACATTTATGAAAGGTGTCTCACCCTACGCCGATAAGATTTCGTCAAAGGATGATACCTTCCTCCTCGAAGAGATTGAAAAGGTTGAAATTCTCCGAGAACTCAATATCAAGAACCTTTGGTCTCAAATGAATGCAAACACAAAGGACGCCACGTGGCAGTACCTTCAAACGCTGTACATGCTTGGTACCACCATCACATCAGTCCCGGCAGAAACCCTCTCTCTGATTGAATCTATCGCAAAAGATTGCGCCGACAAAATGCAAACCGATGGTGGTGAGATTGATCAGGACGCTATGATGAAGATGATGAGTAGCATGTTTGGTGGTATGATGAAAAAATAAACCTCATCGTATATTAAATGAAGGCCTGGTTCGAAGACCCACGTGAGCTCATCAGAGCGGACAGAGTGTCTCAATTCTGGCCAAACAAAAATCAAACTCCAGAAGATAGAATAAACGCAGCCTCGCGTTTTATCATATATGCGTGTTCCATTATCTATTTGGTTAGACGTGACCCACGTATCTTTATATTGGGTGCAACTGTTTTGGGTGTTCTTTATGTTATGTACCGATCGAAGATGGTGAGAGAGATGTATGGGGGGCGCGCGATGGAGCCAACGTGTCAAATGCCGTCTTCTGATAACCCAATGGGTAATGTGTTGATCACAGATTACACGGATGCACCAAATCGTTTGGAAGCGTGTTATTACCCAACTGTGAAGCCATTTGTTCAACACCACCTCGATAATCGCGTTCCATATGATGCGGGTCGTTCTCGATCAGCTCTCCCAGCATTTCAGCGAAACGCATATGCTCGCCAATTTGTGAGTACCCCAGTCTCTAATATTCCAGGCGATCAAACAAAGTTTGCGGAATGGCTTTATGGCTCCAAGGGTGGTGCGATGTGCAAAACACACCCAGGCGCATGCAATCCAAATGCTCGTGGTGTTCAACTTGAAGCGTTTGGTGGTCTTGATTCTGCGGGTGACATCCGTGGTGGAATGTTTGGCGGTGGTAATGGCCCAGCTTAGATAATAAATATTCTCGTGTAATAATAAATGGCGTACCAACTTCAGCCTGGTTTATCGATTGTCCAAAATACTGGCGCGCTCCCATCTGTCAGAGCTACAGATGAAGTTTTTGTGTACCCTCAGCCCAGCTCACTTAACTGTGGCAGTTGCCGTCCAAACACGATGTTGTACGGTACCGCCCCATACATGGCTGGTAAGGGTTCACCAGCGAACTTTATTGATATAAGCGATCAACTCAGACCTCAAAGTACCACCAAGTTTGGCAAGAACATTGTTCAAACACACGAACGTAATTTGTTCCCACTCATGAATACGGAATGTAAGGTTCCACTACGAACCATGACGTACGAACCAACGAGTACCCGAGCTGAACTCCAGAACGGACTCTTCCAACAAAGATACGGTAATAAAAATGTTAATAAGAAATAAGAATGGCTGATCCTATTTCAGTTATCGCGGTTGCCGGATTAATTTATGCTGGTCGTACCCTAAGTGATAAATCTAAACCACCCCAAGTTGCACCCCGAGTTGTTGAACCCGGTCAGGACATTGGGTTGTCTCAAGAGCCTATGATTTACACAGAATCCATGTTTGAATCCCGTGTCCAAGTTCCAGCGAAGAGAGAAGTCGAGAGTTTCGCTGATATCGGTGTGCAACATAGAACGGGTGGTCAGGAGGTGTTATCTATGCGAGACCGTATGTACGATCAGGGTCGCATGAACAACTTGTCCCCAATTGAAAAACAGATGGTTGGTCCAGGTTTGGGTGTTGGTCCAAATGTACCAGCTGTCGGTGGTTACCAGCAAATGTTACGAATAAATCCAATTAATGTCGGTGAACACAGGCTAACGACACTCCCAGGGCGAGCCGGTCCAGCGATGGATATCACTGGTGGTCGTTCAGCGGTTGTTGGTCAATTGACCCATAATATGCCCGAAAAGACTGCATTCTTACCATCTCGCCTTCCAATGATGGCGGGTCGCGCACAGGGTATGTCAGGTGCCGTTCCCAGACAAAGTCACCAGAAGACGATGCGAACAACGAATCGTTCGGAAACTGGACACCGCGCGGATGGTTTGGGTTTCAGTGGTGCAAAGCGTTTCATTTCAGCACAATCGGTTTCCCAAGACCCAACTCGTTTCAAGGGTGATCGCAACGATGAACAATACATGTACAATAACCAGCCAGCCCCAGGTATTCACAGTTTCCATGGTGCGTATGTGAACAGCGCGGCAGCTCAAGTGACAACCAAGAATAACGAGGAGTTGATGAAGTATGGTTTCCGCCCAGAAGATCGTAGAGGTAAGGCGAACCGTATGGGTAACCCAGGTCGTATGAATGTCGCTCAAACGCGTGGTCATCTCACAACTGTGCGATCGGATACGACACGCATCGATGGTCGTGTGAACGCCGCAAATGGTGCTTGGTCTCAACAGTATCAACAAAAGCCATTCCACCAGTTCAACGCGTACAAGGGTATTGAAAATCCAAACTCCAGATCATTGGATATCGCAAAGAGACAACTCCAGAGCAACCCATTGGCACACAGCCTTTCGTAAATATACCATTTCGACTATAGACAAAAACAATCATTAAAATTATATACCCTAATTTTAATGAAGGTTCATACCCTTGATATTGATAGTAGTGAGCGTGATCCAATCATACACCCATACGCGAACAACTATGTTGTTACTTTAAGTAATCCAATTTATGACGTAACGACAATTAAGTTGATTTCTGCGCACATCCCAACACCCCAACTTCTTGTAAATACAACGAATAAAGTGTTTAGTGTCGATGGTGTGGATGTGACGCTTGATGAGACGAATTATTCATCTGGAACCGATTTGGCGACGGACCTTGATATTAAGTTGTCACCCCCAACATCAAATGTTGATTTAGTGACATTTGATGGTGATCGAAACGTTCTTATATTTTCGAATACTTCAGCTGGTACACACGACTTTACATTTGAATTCTATTCGGGAACACATGGGTACTTGAGTAATACATTACCGGTAACAACACCACATCAAATTATCGGGTTTGATTCAAATAACCAAACGTCAACGAGTAATGTTCTCACATCAGGAGCTATCAACTTGAATGGACCAAACTCCCTCGTTCTCAAACTTACGGCGGGGTCTGACAATTTTACGAAATCTGTGTATACCGTGTCGCCATTCTACACGGGTCATATTCTTCTCAACGGGTCACAATTCATAAATTACAGTGGGTCCGATGACCCAATTGTACACGAATTTCACACCGGGCCACAAAAACACATTCGAGATATTAGGGTCGAGTTTTTCTATACGAGTCATGGGCGTTTGATACCATACGATTTCAGAAATCAAGATCACATATTGAAGTTTGAAATCACATGTTCTACGGATAAATTGAAGGGATTGCCTAAAGTACCCCTCGAGGTGGTACACAAGGAACTACCACCGCCTGTAAGCATTCCTGAGTTTGAGAATCCTTATAGATGGAATGAGTATATAACTATATTTATTATAGTTCTGGTTGGTTTACTATTGTTGTATATACGACGACCAAATTATCGGGTAATCGCGAACACTGGTTGAGCTGGCTTGGACACACGGGTAGAGATACGCGCGATGGTCAAGTAGACAACGATAGACAACAACGTCGTCAAGATCGCGGTGAGCAAGTATTGGCTGCCACCGTTCTTTGGCACCTTAATGAGCTGACCAATGATCCAGCGGACAAGGTCCATCCAGGAAAGGGCCGCGGCGAAGGAGAAGCCAGCGACAATCGCGTTGAGAGATTGGGTTTCCAATTCTTGGGTGACAAGGTTCACAGTTTTGACCGCGGTGTCCATTGTAAGTTTTATATAGTATGTAAAGAAAAATTATTCGGGTAATAACTCTTCTTCATGGATCCTTTTGTATTGTTTTCGTCTGATGATTTTTGATTTTGTAAATATTTGTTCATTCTCATCTTCACTGGATGAACCGTCCTCAGAGCTACTCTCGGTATCATCCCCTGATACTTTGAATGTCTTATATTCCGAAATTGTCCATCCCTCTAGATCAGATGTGCCCATTACTATTAATAGCATTTTTTAACATCTCTTCTACCGGACTTTGTGGGACCCAACTGTCCCAATTTTCATACGATTCATTCATCTTCTGAAAGATAGGATCTTCACCTGTGTAGGGTTCAAATGGTGGACACTCGGATTCATCCACATCTTCCAGAATATCATCTTCGTCTGAGGAATCTTCGTCATATATCTCTGGAAAGAGTGATCCTGTGTTTCTACCAACGGTGTGCATGGCACAGTACTTGATCGCGTATTCCATATCTTTTCCAAGGACTGTATCTCGGCCACATGCTTTTGCATACTGTGATGCGAGTACCATACTCTGTTCGAGAACTGGCGTTAAAATACCAATAAGTGCATTTGCTTGGGCTTCTTCGTAAAGCCCAGATGATTCTCCGAATCCCGTTTTCATCATTGTACTATTAATGATTAAAAATTGTCTTGGCAATTCCCTCACGTACGCGAAGGATGTTATAACTGAGCGCGTATATACGAGCTTGTCTTGAGGACGTTGCACATGGGGTCAGACTTAGGTTAAGAATTTGCTCTTTTATGATACTAAAGTTCAGTTGTCCGGTTGGATACCACTTCTCTGGTTCACATGCGAAACTATACGAATAGAATCGACGGATAAGTTGAGTCTTTGAATGATGAATAGCACCTTGTGCGGCTTTTAAAAAGACATAGTCACCTGTATCCCGTGAAATGACTTCATCACCATCAAGTGTGAGTGATAAGTAATCCAAGTTTTCGTAAAGTATAAACTTATTGTCTACAATTGCCAGTGTATTATCATAATCAAATGGGGTCACAAATCCATCTTTACGTTGAATAATAAAATACAATTCCTTGACTGGGTTTACAAATGATAACTTGAATTGACCTTCCTGAACATTTTGTGGAATATTAAAAACATTCTGTTGTATCTGGGTGATGATAAAGTCCCTTTTTGCGTGCTTTGTTTTGACTCGTTCACATGTATCGAGGAACACACACTCTGCACACAATGAAAAACTTTCAATTTTAGGTGTATACGTCAACGGCTTATATGTACCATCACTTGTGTCGACAATCAAGTCGGTGTAACTTCTCAATTTAATATGTACTTCAACTTCCTGTTTTGTTATAGCACAGAGTGGTATAGAAAGTTCTGGATTATTATAAAAGTAAAATGGTATGTCAATAAAATAGTCTTGAGATGTTGTCGCTTTTCCTAAAAACCCTATGATACTTGGGTTTGAGACTGGGGTGGCTGACGTTCGGAACGAATATTTTCCGATTAACTTTTCCAAAGTCTTTTGTTTGGTTTGAGTGACATTGTGTTCTGAATATATCTGAAGATAGTCACTTGTGATGCGTTGAACGATTACATCTCCGATGACGAGATCTACGTGTTCAATGAGTGCATGTCCAATCGATTCGATATATCCAACATTATAGGAACTGTCAAGCTTTGGCAACTTCACACTGAGCGCTACATTCCTTAAAAGGTCAGCCTGATTCTGTGATATTGTAAACTTTATAGTCTTTCCAAAGTCGGCTTCATTGTCTGGATCTAAAAATACATGTTCAACTGAAAAGTTTGAATGTTTTTTAAAACTTTCCAAGAAATGTGTATAATCTGGATCAATCGTAAAGAACCTGTCTTGGGGTCCAGATGTTTCAAGCTGAACACGGCCAGCCATTACTACTATAAGAGTCTAAAATTTTAAACCAGCTAAACCACTTCTAAAACAAAGTACATTGTAGTTGACAGCATATACACGTGTGACATTCGGGTATGTAGATTGTGCTGGATCTATTTCAACTGTAAGTAGTTTATGGGCAATACGACTCATATTCACTTGTCCAGTTGGATAATGAACTTGGGGATTCATCGAGAAACTATACATTGCGAAGTCTGATTTCAATTGCACAATACCTAGATAAGGTGCGAGTGTATTCAAAACAATCGGCGAATTGGTGTGATGTCGTAACGATTGTGCATACACTAGAGGTTTGTTGTCGAGATTAAATACAATTTTATCATTAAAACGGAGTTCCAAGTTCTTGATCGTTGTATATTCATTTGGACAATTGAATGTGGCAAAAAAATCATCTGGACGAGATGTGAAGAACATTTCTTTCACTGGATGTTTAAAGTTCAACATAACCGACTTTGTAGTCTCACCGGGTTTCATCACAAACTGTGACATCTGGAGTTGCGTGATAACATGCTCGATTGGGCGTGACATGAAGTATGCACGCTCGTCGCCTGTCACGTATACAAACTCTGTATCAAGTGATAACTTGCGTATGGCACCTACAACATTTGGGGGGGCTCCACCAAAAATAAGTTCATCCAGTGGACGGGTTTTAATTCGAACTTCCACCTGTTGTTTCGTAAGAGCACACGTAGGTATAGCCAATGTTGGGTTACGATAAAAGTAGAATGGGAGATCTATATAGTAATCATAATCACCAGTATACGTCAAAAAGTTCCCGTGACCGTTCATAAAATACAACGACTGTGACACATCATCGTTTGTATTGTATAGTTGTTGATGTATGTAAATATACTCACCCGTGAGTCGTTCAATCACCTGACCACCTATAACAAGTTCAGCATATTCAATGAGATGTGAACATATAGATGGCGTCCAGTAGACGTCATTAAAGCCGGGTGTATCAGGCGTTGGATCAGCTAATGTAATCTTCACCGTCATATTCTTTATGAGATCACCCTTGTCACTTGGAATTGATGTCTTGATGATTTTACCGAAATCTATATCACCGTCAAACTGGGTTTCGAAATAATCAATCGCAAACTTTGTATGTCTCTTGAAATTCATCAGGAAATATGAAAATTGTGGATCACCTGTGAGCCATTGGTCTTGGACCCCAGTCGTGGCAAGTCTTAAACGACCTGACATTCCTTCTACTTTATGTGAGTAAAATTTTATGAAATAAAACGGGACACTAGAGTAGAATGAATCTTCAACTGAAGAAATTCAATCCCGAGAAGATATCGGATGATAGAGTGTGTGTATTTATTGGCAAACGAAACACTGGTAAATCAACATTGGTAAAGGATATCATGTACCACAAGAAACATCTTCCAGCTGGTATAGTTCTCTCAGGAACGGAGGAGGGGAATCACTTTTATTCCGAATTTATCCCCGATCTTTTTGTTTATGGCGACTACGACCGAGACGCTATAGAACGGGTTATGGCGAGACAACGAAAATTGGTTGGCGAAGGTAAGTCAAATTGTGGGGCATTCATGTTACTTGATGATTGTATGTATGACAACAAGTTCCTCAAGGACACGTGCATCAGGCAGTGTTTTATGAATGGACGACACTGGAAGATCTTTTTCATGTTGACGATGCAGTACTGTATGGATCTTCCACCAGCACTCAGAGCAAATATAGATTATGTGTTCCTACTCAGAGAGAACATTCTCCAGAATAGGGAAAAGTTGTATAAATCTTTCTTTGGTATCTTCCCAAGCTTTGATATGTTTAACAAAGTGATGGATGCGTGTACAGAAAACTACGAATGCCTCGTGTTAGATAATACTGTGAAATCTAACAGGATACAGGATTGTGTATTCTGGTACAAAGCGTCTATACGCAAGAACTTTAGAGTTGGGGGTCCGGATCTGTGGAGACTTCACAACAAGATGTACAACCCCAGGCATATGCAACAGAGAGAGGATGACGCAAAGAAGGCTACGAAGAAAACTGCGCTCAAAATTACAAAGACGAAATAACAAATAAGAACTCCGTGACCTTATTTGAACGATTTTTTAAGTTTCGACTTCCCTTATAGCAACTATAGTCTATTTCAATTTTTTCATATGTGTAGGATTGTAGGATGTCCTCCCATTGTTCTGGAGTGATGAAGCCTTCATTGTTGTAGGATACTAGGGTATATTTAGCCTTTTGTGTCGCTATACGCAAGGTACGTTCCATAGCTTCTCTAATTTTGTTCTTGTAGTTGTACTGACTTTTATTCCAATCTCCAGGGATACCTGATACTTTTGAAAGTGTATGAGGTCTCTCGTTCGTACATATTAGATTTAGCATGAAGTAATTTGAACCATATGGGTGTTGATTATATGGTGGATCCAGGTAGATGAGGTCAACTGGGGGGAGATTCTCCATAAATGCACACGCATCTTGGCGATGTACCTTGACATCTTTTGGCGTTTCAAACCAATGTGGGCATTCAACATCAATCCTCCGTGTAATACGTTCTAGGGCGTGACCACATTTACCACCCCACCCACCTTTGTGAAACCCTTTGAATACCCCAGATGTATTTGTGTGTATGCTCGCCTTAACGATGAGGGGTCCAAGACAGTACATCTTTAGATGTGCGGGAACATGAGTCTCGATGTACGCAATCATACCATCGATGCGGTTTGCATTTTCTTTTGTGTAGAAACATCGTTCTCCCTCTTGGATATGATTCGAATCACGTGGTGCATAGAGTTCCGAAAATAGTCCATCCGCTATTGGACATGTATTCATGTGTTGTATATGTCTTTGTATCTCTGCTTGATCATCAAGTGAGGGTGTTTTCAAAAAACAGTGTGATAATACTTCACAATATCTCTCTAGGTCATTTACGTATAATGTATCACAATGTGTAAGTAACATTCTAGACACAACCCCAGACCCTGAAAATGTATCAACGCATGTCTTTGGATTGAGTTTTTTGATGACGTCCTCAATAGTGGAGACAAGTTTCCTCTTATTACCTATATATGTAATCATGGGTTGATGCACATAGTCATTCATGGTTGTTATGAAAATGGACTATTCCCTTAAGCGATTCGGTCGCCGTCTTCGTGGTATGCATGTATTTCCTTCAGGGCGCAAGACCCTTGGTGAACACTCTGTAGGTGAGACTCACATGAGTCACCTAGGGGTGCGTCACTCGGATTTCTCAAAAACATATGGATATATTAAATGGCTACGGAAGTAAATACCATGAATCTTTCAGATAACGGAGATGGCATGGTTTCGTTAAATCAAAATAATACAACAGCGTTTGTTAACACTGAAAAAAATATAAACTCAAATAAAGAAACGATGGACTCTACCCCCATTCACGATATTATGATGGAACCACCAATGATGACCGATGAACCCAGAATGCAGGGTATGATGCCACAAATGACCGCACCACAACCTCAGGGTGGTTACATAGTTTCCGAGCCACAAGCGAAGAAGCCAGAAAGCAAGAACCCACTCAACCTCACAGACGACCAAATGATCGCGCTCGTGGCGGGTGCGGCTGCGGCTCTTGCCGTCAGCAAGCCTGTGCAAGACAAGTTAGTGACCTCTATTCCCAAGTTCCTTAACGAACAAGGGAGTAGAAGCATGGTTGGTTTGGCGTCTACTGGTTTAGTCGCTGCGGTAGCCTTCTATATCGTGAAGGACTACATCGTGAAGCCCTGATTGTTCGATTCCCAACCCATATTACTATAGATTGAATTATCGATACCTGTATAATAGGTAATCAAAGCCCCTGCAGTAAATGCTGTCATGAGCAAGGCACTCAATTTAAGCGTCTTGCCCCTGTCACTCCCGTATTCCTTGACCGCATCCTTCGTATCACCCCACACTGTATTCACCAGGAATGTGATTATAAACGCGATAATGCTCGTCGATATCATAAATAGGCGATCCACTGCAAGACGTGGAATACTTCCAACAACGAGACGAAGTATGTTTGGAATGACAATCGTCATTAAAGCCAAGTTGAGGTTGTAATTGCTACTCATGTGTGGAATGACAGTGACACCATATATTACAAGCCAGTATAGGATAACAGTGAGCACAACACGAAGTGGTGTTTTCATTTAAAGTACAACTAGATTATTTATCCTGGATGTGTTTACCACAAAACTTTGTTCGTTCTGGTATCGTCTCGTATATACCCAATTTGACGCATATGTCACGTAGTTCTATATAGTTGTTCCAGAACTCTTCGGAGTGTGAGTACTCATCGACGGTACAATGGGCCAACTCGTGTATGAGGACATGGAAAATTTGATTTGATGTTCCACTGATGCACAATACAATATTATGACCCTTGTTTGTGTTATAGCCAACCGTACCTGACATGCGGTGAATACCTGTGATTGGAACACACCGTGTTAACATCTTGAACTTTTCATTATTTGTGTTTTCCAAATGTTCCCTGAGAACTTGATATTTCTCTTTGACTTGCGCGAGTTCTTCTGGTTCACGTAAGGATTGCAATATCCATAAGTTGACAAGAAGTAATATAATGAATGCAATCATTTCTTATATACAAAGATAAATTTACTATACAACTCTGATATTGGATTTCCCTCGAGACCTTCCCACAATTCTAGGGTGAAGCCCAACTCCTCTAGATGGGTCACGAGAAGGTCTTTGTATGCAATCGGTTCGGATCTAGGACCATCGGCGTAAAATGGGGTGTCCGCTAGGTTTACAAATAACTTTTCACCGTACCCCCCATTTCCATGGGTCTTCATGAGAAAGAAGTTTCCCATGGCATCCTTGAGGGGGGTGTTGAATATAATCTTTTCAGAATCTGGGATAATACCAATCAACTTGCCACCGGGTTTCATCCTCTTTCTAATTTCCCTAATTGAACTAAAAAACTTCTCCCTCGTTTCAAAAATATAATGGAGTGAAAAGTTGTAACACACGATATCAAACTTTCTATTTGGGCATTGGTGTATGTCACCTTCATAAAAGTTGACACGCATGTGCATATTCTTGGCGCGAGATCGAGCTTCCACTAGAGCACTTGGCTCCGGGTCACACATACTCATATTTGCCCCACATATGTGCCATTTTTGAAGATCTCCACCAAAACCACACCCAACATCCAATATTTGATCACCCTCTCGGGTCACACATTGGATCAACGCCCTCTTCGCGTCATTGTGGTTACGGCGAATCTCTTCCATTGTAGTTTATGGGATTATTATATTTATATTACTTTCACAATTCAATGTCCAGTCAAATATATGATAATTCACGTACCCAGATCCTCGTAAAAATCTATGTTTTTTTAACACATCTTCATCGTGTGCGACGTCTAAGGTGTTAAAAACGTCAAAACCTTCATTTTTCGCAATTAAAAATGCGTCATTAAAATTATCACCCGTCATGTAAAATAAATATGCTTGATTCACAGTCTCTGAATTATCAATTGTGTCATAGGGGATGCTATAAAATGAAAGAAACTCACCTGTTTCATCATTCAAATAGGAGTACACCACACCATCTCGTGGCATAAGCCAATGTCTGACCCATGAATCGTTTACAACTGGTGCAATTTTAAACTTTTTGAAGTATTCTTTCAATAGTTGTGTGACCTTGGGGACGTCACTGGATACCATCTTTCTAAAATACGATCTACCTCGTATTTCAAAGACTTTTGCCTTGGGTCGGTTTGTTGTATAAAAGCCACACTTTGATAATTTTTGTACATTAATGAGACGATGCCAATATGAGGACTTTAAAATTGATCCTGGAATTGAATGATGTATAGTGGCAATTGATTGATTTCTATTTTTATTTTCCGAAACGCGTTTTGCTTCTGTAATCAGATATTCTACAATCTTCTTACCTCTATACTCTTTGTGTACGCACAAAAAGTTTACTTGTACAGCCCTAACTTCTGTGTCGTTTAGTTTTAGGTTTAATGGTGTCAGACATATAAGACCTATTAGTTCCTTTGTATGTGTGTCATCTATACAAATATTTTGATGACCCGGAACCTCTATAGCCCACTTGAGGGAATCCACGGTATATCTTAAATTAAAATTGTCATCTGACACGTAGTTTTCTTTTAAAAAAGTGTAAATTGTATCAATCGAATGCGTCGACCATTCAAAACCATCAGGGAGTTTTTCAGGATCTGCTTTCTTTGTGCGTTGTGCACTCAACCCCGTCGCCCACGATTGTTTATCCCAGAATGTTCTCATTTACATAGAGTACATAATTGCTTTTAAGTTGGCTTAAAGTTTTAAATGCAATACAACATATAATATCATGTCTCTCGAACAAGATTACACAACTGTTCCCGGTCAACTCTACGCGTGCCTTTCTGTGATTGGTCCAGAAGCCCCACAGAAGAATGATAAGTTTGGAATTAAGATCCGTGGTGCTTTTGCGTCGAAGGATGAAGCCGCGAATCACGCCAAGCGTCTTCAAAAGGAAGATGCCACGTTTGATATCTACGTCGTTGACATGTACAAGTGGTTGTTAATTCCACCGGATCCAACGGCGATTGAGGATGTTCACTACACCGACCAAAAGCTTGAAGAAATCATGGTTGGATACAGAGAGAATCAATCCCAAGCGACTCGCATGTTCCAAGAACGCAAGCAAGGTATGATGAGTTCTACGTCTCACATGACCCCGGGTGATGACAACTCTCGATTCTACACCAAGCCCGACGAACCACCAGTCAGTCACCCAGCTGAAGTCCTCGAGCGTCTCCAAAAGGAAAAGCCAGACGCTCCAATTGAGGAACTCGTCAAGGAAGCGGATGCCATTGTTGCCGCTGAGATTGAAGAACGTCGCAAGTTCCGCGAGCAACACACCGAGACTGAGTCATCCACCGATGCAAAGATTGAAGAGTCTACAGAAGAAGGTGAGCCAGAAGTGTCGTCCGCGTAAATGAAATAAAATATAACCTAATTGTAAAAAGAAATGTTAACTATATTAATCACCGTCATTTTGACTAGTGCATTCTTTATTTTGTTTTTTAATCCAGAACTTAAAGTAAAAAACAAAACAGAGGAAACGGAGGAGGCGAGTACTATAAAGGGGTTTATAGAAGATACGTATAGAGGTCCGGTGACAGACCGCTTCATACCGCCAAAGGTTGGTGCGATTGGTACGTTTGTTGGGTACTCAAGTGTATCTGAGTATGACTGGTTGCATGGTTTTCCCCATGAAAAAGCCAAGTAGGAATACTGCGAACGCTATAATCCAAGTCGACTTTTCGACATTCGCGAATATATCAGTACTAGTAGCTTGTGGTTGATTCTGGTACATCATATCATGATGTGACATCTGAGGTTGAAAATAATACGGGTCCTGTTGTTCTTCCCGTTGGTATGTATTATCTTCAATCTTATCATCTTTCAATGAATCAATCGATGGATCATAATCAATAGGATTTCCTATATCTGTTTCCATTTTTTAATATAGCACGGGATCTTTTTAAGTCTATTCTTCCTCGCTCTCATCATCCACAACGAACCCCTCCAAATTGCCATTCTCATCCTCGTCTTCGTCGTCGTAGTCACTCTCACTCCCGGAATAGATTTCGTCGTCTGTGTCGATATCAGAATCAAAGTCAGTGTCGTGTTCGTCTTCTGCGTAATCGTCTTCTAATACATTTTCAGTGGGCTTAAATGTGACGGGCTTTTTAATAATTCGTCCAGATCTTGTTCTGGTATCTACCATTTTTATATAAATAAAGACTCTTGTTTAAGTATCTTTTCATGTATTTCTTCAGTGTATTCTGGTTCAGCGTATAATGCAAGTTCTTCAAGGCTGTATATAGCTTTTTTTAGAAACTCCTTGGACTGTGTGTCTCTGTACAGTTTCATATTGTCAAGATATTCCTTGTAAAGTTCTGGATGTACACCCGAATACATATGAAATGGATCAACTTGGGGTATTGGCTCTTTATGTTCAATCTCATCAACAAGTTTGTATACCATATATAAAGTGGCGCCAATCAGAATGAGTGACATCTTCTGATAGTATTGCTTATTTTTTTCAACTTGGATACAACCCTTTGACAACACTTGTACTTAATATATGTGTTCTCACATTGGACTTCTTACATGCCGGACATTTCTGATTAATCTTGTTCTTCTTGATTTCATATGACATTGTGATACCATCGTTGTGTGTACCTTTGATATTTTCACAATAACTTGAGGTTGTGAGGGCTATGAAATTATTATTCTGTCTGGAGACACTAATCACTCGTGTGTCTTTCTGACCATCAAGAAATCTTTGGATAAATGATTCCAATTTGGGTTTCACATCAACATGTTTGACTTTTGGTTTATCTTCAAACTTTTTAATCTCTGGACATCTTTGAATATCACTCTTTTGGGGATACAACTTGTCCACAATTTTAGAATGAAGTTCATGTTTGCGTCCATAAAAATCTTTACAAAACCCGTCGCGTCTTCCTCGTATGGTTTCACATCGACAAAAACATTTTTGTGCAATAACACGACCACTGATATAAAACCAAATGTGATTTGAGCCATGGTCTCTCTTCAGATTTTCACAATACTTTGAGTTTGTTGATACGAGATATGTATCTTTGTGTCTAAAGAGTTTTGTGATTATAGCACCACCTTGACCCTCCATATTTTTCTGAATAAAATCCTCGATCATAGATCTCAACTCTTCATCGTGGAGTTCATCTTTTGTCTGTGCGTCTGTAAACGTACCCTCCTTGATCACAACAGATGGATGTTCCACCACGACATTCTGTGGAGCATCGGTGCGAACCGCTGACATTTTGAGAATATCGAGACATGGTTGCTGATCGATTCTCATCAATGTACTCAAGGGTCCGTGTTTATATATGAAAATGGGGAGATAGGCGACTTGAATATTTTTACCCGTCCCATCACACTCTGGACACCCCTGGCCATTGCATGCGTTATGCTTTGCTAATTTATGTGACCAAGGCATTCGGAGACCACTCCCCTTGGTTCGTCGTGTGAGATTTCCGTATACAGAGAGATCTATAATTTCATTCCAATCGAGAGACCCTTTGGCTCTCGTGAGGGCGACGAGGATGTGTTCCCGGAGTGCAAGCGCCGATGCCTGGTCCACCGCAAGATCTGGCCAATTGAGATGCACGCCAGTTTTTGTGAGTTGTCCAGCTTTTTTGGGTGGTGATACAGAGATCACACATTCTTTACCACCGTGTCGCTTCACTTTATCACATATGATTTTACAAATGTCACGGATTTCATCAATCGTGAGAGATCTGTCATCTTTGTAATCGATGTCTACAAAAAAGTTATACACTGGACTCTTCTGCTCAACCACGAACAGTTTTTCACCAGACTTTACAGCTTCTATATACTTTTCATAAAACTCATTCAATCTATCAAAAGGCACGGAAAGGACTCCACCGTCCATGAGCACATGTGATAGATTGGTTGCATTGTTAAAATTTTGAGATGCACACCAACGTTTAAACATTTAATACTTACCAATGTATGGTGTCTATTCTCTAAACCGACGTGTACAGGATACATCCGGATACTCGTACGTTTCTGAGATAGTCTTCTTCATCGTGAGAAGTTCACACACTGTTTTTTCTTCATTTTCTTTGAGCCATTCTTCAACTTCTTCGTCGCAGAGTCCTCGGTTCGTTCTGAGGAGTTCTCCAATCTGCATTAAGATGTAAGCCTTTGACTTCATTCTATTTAATAGAAAATGTTTTTCTATTGAGGGAAGTTACACACGCGTAAAATTCTGGATTCTTCAACACATTATCAACAATCAACTTCCAGCGTTTACGTGTATTAAACTCTTCAAGAGTATCAAAACTCATATAATCATTTTCGTCAAATGTTTTTTTTATTGGTTGTTTTTGAATCTTCTTTAGGTTAGTCTTTTGCTTTTCTTCATAAAACTTTTTAACGAGTAATTGTTGTTCATTTTTTTTATAGTCGACGAAAAATACAAATACATTGTACTCAAGGTCGACGGTCGGACTTTCTTTAACTGTAAACTTGTACGTGGTATATTCACCACTCTTGAGGGCGACTACACCCCGTGTCTCTTCTTCTAACTCTCTGAGGGCACACCGGAGAGGATTAAAGATTTCTCGTCTCCGGCACCCACCCGTCACAAATATCCAATCCTTAAATCGTCGATCTCTCACGGTTAGAAATTTGGGCTTGTCATCAGCAAAGCTGACAGGTATTGCAATAGCCTTGTATTTTTTCATTGCGCATTCGCAAGTTACAATAAGTGAATATGTTTATTCCTCACTTTTTCCTTCCTCTTGAGGTTCTTCTCGGGCCCCCTCAGTCTCAATTGCTGGTGCATTAAGTTGACGCACGAGATGCTCTGAGAAGTTCTTAAAGTTGTCAATATCCTGTTTCGTTTTGTTCATTTCCCTGAACAAAAAGATAACAGCGAGTGCACAAATAATAGTACCAACGGTGAGCATCGTCTCGCGATCCATGATTAACATTATACTCATATAAGGTGTCTTGTTTTTAAGTAAGAACACCCATCTTGGCCTTTCCTGGTAAAGGGCATTCATAGGGACTCTGGGCAAATTGCACGGCTTCGTAATGCGTAGGTTCACACGAACGATCGGTTGGTGGTGTGGGCTGACCAACAAACTTTTCAAGCGTCCTGGACTTGGGGTCGTACGACAATACAAAAACGATGGCGAGGAGGAAAACTACTTTCCAAAGCATTATTTATTAATTAGTTAGAATATAAAAGTCCGCCCATACCGTTCTCGATACGGAGGACATTGTAGTTGACCGCGTAAATATCCTTGGTGCATTCTGTAGCGCTGCTGATAATACGGGCGGAGTCGAGACGAGAAAAGTTGAGAGAACCAGTGGGTTGAAGCTTTGCAGATTCAAGGCAGAATGGGTACACAAACAACTTCTTCGCGGTGCTACTGTCACCGTTCGACGTGTAGTAGTAGAGGGGTACGGTCGTAAAGTTTGGATCCGCAAACTTGAAGTCGGCGACATCGGTACCGTTAATTTGGAGCTTGAGCTTGTTACTGTCGTCGAGAATAGACAAATTCGCAGAATCCGCTGACGCCAAGTACTTCACTGGGTGATTGAAGTTAAGCTCCTGGGTCTTAGAACCCGAGGCAATCGCCTTTTGGATTTGGGTCATGATCATGTTTTGGGGTTGAGCGGCGAAAACTTCACGTTCCTGGGTATCCAAGTACGCATAGTTGGCGTACACATCCCACTTATCAGTCTCCGCAGTGGTACCCCACGTGATACGGAGTTCTACGTCGTGGTACTGGAGGGAGATGAGGGGAAGAGCGGATTGCCAGTTCTCGCAGAACGAGAATCGGAGGGGGTAGAATCGGGAAGTCACACCTGAGCCATTGAGACCACCGCTGATGGACTTCGACGAGGACGTCGAAAAGAGGGTGGGGGCAATGAGCGTGGAAAAGGTCGAATCTTGTTCATCGACAACTTGACCACCAATGAGGAGTTCGACCTTGGAGATCTTGGTGCGCCATTCTGCGTCGGTATACCCAACGGTCTTAGTCCCGTCATTTGGGACCAAGTAGACATACCCTAAGAGATCACCCTTGCGTTCGAAGCGCACGGTGGACATTCCACCGTTTGAGACATTACCCTGGATAACTTGACGTTCCACGGTTTGGGAGAAGTTTGTGTGACGTTTGTACGTAGATCGGAAAAAGCTGACCTCGGGTTGACCAACAAGGTGGACGTCCTGAGCGCCAACAGCTACGAGTTGAGCAATACCACCAGACATTTTATAGTATAGCGAGAGTTTTTTTTAAGCTTGACAAAGTCGGAGACTTTACGAAGGTTAGATACAAGCCCTGTACCCCCTTTCGCTGCGAGTTGAATCAATGATCCAGACATATCTAATATTGGGGAGGTTTTCTTTGTGGCGAATAATACTTACTCACCGGAGAGAAAATGTGTAGTTAGTTATTTATGGCAGTCGTGAAACCACCGACCTGTTTAATGTCTATACTGGAGACTTTGAGTACACCATTAATAATATCAAGCACACCATTATTTGGGTTTATGGCCATTTAATATATCGGGAGAGAATTATTAAATGGGTTTGGCGTAGTTACTCA